TATCTCCGTATATCTCTCTAATAACCGAAATAACCTTTCTATCAACATCTAACTTTTTTAATAATGAGGTCAGTTTCTTACCACCACTATTGCAAGTCCAACAATGCCATTTTTGAGTTTCCGTATTAACTTGTAATTTTTGTTTGTGATGATTACAGAAAGGACAGTAAAATGCCAACTCATTTCCTTTAAGAGTGAGATGACTACCTAAGACACCGGTTAGAGTAGATACGACTATATTCTTATCATTTTGCTTCAACACGACTTAAATATACGACAAATATTTGATATTTCCAAATATTTTAAGGTCTATTTTCCTCTAAAAACCATTCATTTGGGATGATTTTGTCTGCATACTTATATCCGTTCTTTTCACACCAATCCCCATAGGTTGTTTTTGAATTTTTGGTGATTTTGTTCTTTGAATTGGAAAATACGAATCTGATGTCCATATTTGGGTTTTGTTCTTTAACCAATAAGTGTTTCTTACGGTCAGCTGCCACAAACCTACCCTTTGTCTCTATTCTAATACCATTGGGTAATTTGAAATCGGGGTGATAGTGGTGAACGGATGCAGGAATTATGTATGGAACTTTTTCAGTTTCATATTCTACTTTAATTCCTTGAGATTCTATTTGTTGAGATACGGTTTCTTCTAAACCAGACTTAAACCCATATTTTTGTGCAACCCATTTTGGATTGTTCTTTTTTGTAACTTTTTTAGCCATTAAATTTATTTTGTCCTATCGTTTTTGCCATAAGGCTTAACATCGGTATATCCATTTTTTAAATATGAACTACCACCACCAATTTGTCCACCCGCTATACCATATCTACTTTTAGCTGGTGTAATTGCTTCAAATGTTGCAATAGCTTTATCATCTGCAGATTTTGTTCCAGAAAAATCAATACCTACCGAATATTTTGTTTTATCTTTTGCTTTATTTGCGTCTACTAAATCCGCTGCAGGTTTTCCTTCTTGCCAATCACCTGACTTTTGTTCTTTGTATAATTCTAAAATAGTTTTAGCCATATCATTTGTTTTTGTATATAAATATAAGATTATGTATCAAATCGTACAATAAAATTCACAGGAATATCTGGTTCGGACTTAATTGGTTGTGGTAACTTAGCCACTGCAACCAAATCACAATTATCATCGTATAAACCAATTGTTGTAATAAATGGTGTTAAGAATGAACCAGTTGAATCAACCGAACCACTTAAATCGTAATGTTCAAATCCTGCCTTTTTAGTTCCTATCGAACCGGTATATCCATAATCTAATATATTACCATTTTCTAATGTGGATTTTTTACGAATATATTTTGCTCCTGGATTAGTTGTTGTTTTGTAAATTTTACCATCTGACCCCGTTACGAATCCTGTTTCTTTTCCAATCTCAACAATTGCCGATGGATTTTGTGATACATTGAATTCATCTTCATTTACAATTAAAAGATATTCATTTTCATAAATCGTTTTTGTTGATTTATAAGTTATTTCCCAATCATTTTTTAATAAGTCTGCCGAATTTCTTGTTAAGACCACCAATCCTTGATTGTAAAAAACATTTCCCATCTTAATACCCTGTGATTCTTCCGGTAAAAATGGTATATCTTCAACTATAACAACACCGGTTTCAATATCCATCGATACTATTTCCAATTCATATAAATCACCATCATAAAATATTGATAGTATATTATTTTCTATATCAAATGTATACGGGTCTTCTTCTAATAATGAACCAGAATATATGTAATTCGATAAATCTGAAAAATTTATTATTTTATTTTCTACATCAATTCTACTTAATCGTATTGAATCCCTGTTATCTTGTATATTACCAAATGAATCATCAAAGTATGAAATTTCATTTAATTGATTGAGATTATCTTTTAAAATAACAGAACCCTTTTTAATTCCTTCACCAACATAAACATTTGGAATTGATATTACTTTTGCACTTCCACTTAAAAATCTTTCCTTAGATAAAAGTGCATCTGTATATGATTTTGTTTTATGTCCTGTTCTTAATAATGGGTTATCTTCTTGTCCATTATAAAATTGTGCTCTAAGTTGTCCGAATATAGAATTTTTTGGATATAATCCTGATAAGTCTGTTAATTTATCATTGGCTTCTAACAATGAAATTTTTGGTTCGGCAATACCTGCAGACCCACTAAAATTCCATTCTTTATAAGCCTTAAACGGCCTTATACTAATATCCGACTTTGGTATTCTTTTTAACATATCTAATATAAATATCTTAAAACTAAAAACCCACCAAATTAAGGTGGGCCATAGTTTTTATTTTATTCTCCGATTAGAAGTCTAATTTAACTTTGATTGCAATCTCCTTATCAAATGATTTTTCAATTGGTTTAGAAGTTTTTGCTACTGCTAATAATTCGTTTGCATCATCATATAAACCAACCGTTGTAATATAAACATGCGGGTCTCTTTCAAATAGTGGTTGAACAAATGCACCAACCGAACCAGTTATAAATGTTGGATTATTTGAGAAATTAAATTCTCTATTATTTGCTCTTACGAAATAATGAGATGTTGAAACGTTTTCAGTTCTTCTCACTTGGAAATCTGCACCACCACTAATTGCCATCAATAATGCTACTGAACCTGAGTTATTACCATTGTTTTGGTGATATGTAGAAGTAATTGAATTATACGCTGGAGCCAATTTAATATCTACCGATGAACTTAATGCTGCCGGGTTTAATAATATGATTCCCATATCTGGATAGAATAAACCATACCCTTGTCCGTTTGGTGCAGTATAGTTTGCAATTGATGCAGTTAATGCTGAACCGATATTTAATGAACCACTTACTAAATTATAAACTCTACCCGCGGTTGTTACATTTTCATCACTTCCACCACTATCATCAATTAAAGTAATACTTCTAACTGAACCCGATAAATCTATTGAGATATTTCCTGGGTCTAATCTTTCTTTGTATCTTGCTCTATTTACATTGATTGCGTAGAATGATGTCATATTAGTTCCACCTGCAACTATACCCGCTGCAGAACTACTTAAATATACACTAAAATAATTATCGGAACTATCCAATAATACATTCTTATATTGATTATAAGTTGCCTTTGTTGGTAAAGTTGAATCATCATTTTGACTTATAGTTGGTGCACCAAATCCTTCCGAATCACCATATGCAATTGAGAATTGAACTTCAGCTGCACCGGCCGATACTAATCCATTGTATACATCTAAATAATATTTACCACTTGTAGATGCAACTTGTGTAGACGATGTATAGTTAGCTTTAACATCTAATGAACCGGTATCACCACTCCATATTCCAGAAGTTACGATTTCAGTTCTATTAGTTACTTTGTCAATTGTACCAAATTTTTTGTAGATACCATTTGTAATTGTTGTGATATCTGAACTGATTTGTTCACCAGTTCCTAAAAATTGGTTTACGATTCTAACTAATTCGTTAGTATCTACTGGAGTGCCTGCGGTGTTTGCTGCACCGGCTAAGTAATTTGATATATTACTTGCTAATAGGGCTCCTCTACTGTCTCTTATTAATGCCATAGTATTTTATTATTGAACGTAAGTTACTGTGATTGGAATAGTTTGTGAACCACCCGTTTCGTTACCATAAACTGTAATAGTTGTTCTGATAGTTGAAGTTAATGATGGGTTTGGAATAAATTTGAAAGTTAATCCTTTAGCGATTGCTGCAGTTGCAGATACATCGTCTCCGATAAATACTGGAACTGAACCAATTTCTGATGTTACACCTTCACCGATAATATCACCTGCATTTTTGTTAGATAATACAATTGTATATCCTAAACTTCTATTTCCTGCAGGAGATGTGGTCGGAGATAATGCAACCTCACCACTTCTTTGGTTAACTGCCAGATTAGGAACTCCAAATTCAACAACCGGAATTCTAGTTGTATTTTTTGGTAAAGTTACTAATTTATACTTCATTACTTGAGTCTCATCCGGATTAGCTTCTAATACAGGCATATTTTTAATAGCTGCATCATAATAAGCAGAACCCAATGGGTGAGCTGGTTCGTAAAGTGTGTAATCAATCTCATCATCTGCTAATGCAAATTGAGTGATGTTTAAACCTTGACCTGCTGCTAATTTTTCTCTACCTTTTTTGGTAAGAATTGCGTCAACGGTTAATTCTGTGTTACTTAAATATCCCATAGTATAATATTATCTTTTGTTATAAATATAATTATTTTAAAATTCCGTTTATTCTACTTCCAAAATTGGTTCAGAAGTATTTCTACCCGTTCTATTTACCGTTAATGTATTTGGATTAGATACAAACGTTTCAACAGGAGGTGTTCCATCCAATGTTGTTGCTGCAGTATTTTTTGAACCTCTAAAGAAACTATTTTCCAAACCTCTTGTCAAATCCGATGTATTTCTATAATGTGTTGGTAAATACCCATCCACAGGCACTACTGCAATTATATTACCTTGTACATTGGGAACATTTGAACCACTAAATGGTTGTATATTCAATTTAGTTTCAGTATAAGTTTGAATATCGGAAATATAACCACCTCTAGGGTCACCCAATCCATTTGCAGATGCTGTTACGGCAAATTTACTAACTATTCTTTCTTTTTCTTCGGTAATTAATTGTACTCTAATTCTTTCCTTTATTTTTCTATTATCTTTATCAAAATAAGTTCTAATTGCATTACCATTCTGTGCATAAATGCCAAATCCAATCATTTCATATGCAGTTTGACCATATGTTTCAATACCTAAATTAATTTCCGTTGTAATTGTTGGTTCATCTAATCCAGCATCTATATTTACTTCTTTTTGATATGATTCGGCATTTGTAATAGTAGTATCATTGTTATCAATTAAACTATCATATTGATATGAATCAGATATTAAATTTTCTGAAAGGTTTGCATCAACTATACTTTCATATTGATTATTTTCTGCAATCAAACTTTCGGATAAATCCGCATTTACCAATGCATTATATTGATTATTTTCAGAAGTCATTATAGTAGTGTCCTGATAATGTATTGTTACTTCTTGTTGATAATCTTCACCTATTGGTCTTTTTCGTGCAATCTTACTTCTTTCTAATATATGTGGTTCAATTAATAAACCCGTAGTTGCTTTAACTCTCGCCGGCAACATTTTCTTAATATCTTCAAACATAGATTTCTCATATAGTTTGATTAAGTTAATGTATGCGTATATATCTCTACCATCAAATCTTTGGAAATAATAATTTCTTAATGAATCTAATCTAGTATAATTTGATTTATTTTCATCTGCGGGGTCACCAATGTAGTTATCTAAATTCAATCCACCAAGTGATTTAGCGATATCAATGTTCAGCTCCTTTGTTGGAGAGAAGAATAAACCAACTCTATTAGAATCAACCGGTGATTGGTCAAATGCCTTTTTTGTTGCTCTATTTTTATAAGATAAATCCGAAACTAAAGTTTGTGATTCAAATCTAACTTTATTTGTAAAATATCGTGTCGAACCGGCATCTGGTATTTCTAATACAACCGTTCTATCTATTGCTTCAAATTGATATGGATATGATGTAATCGATGGGAATCCAATTGCAGATGCGGAATATGATGCAGATGGGTTTTCTGAAAATATTAATGTTCCATTCGTTATAGACCCACTTTCTAAATCATTTCTATGTAAAGAAGATGAAAAATAAATATTCGCATCTACATTTAATAATGAAGAAGATATTGCTAAATTTTTAGGGTATTCAAAATCTAATCTAAAAAATAAATCATCAGTTGAAGACGATGTGTGATTACCATTTATCATTTCAGGAAAAGAAACGTGTTCGTAAAATCTTTCTTTATCCAAAGGTGTACTCCATAAACGGAATTCATCTAAAGAACCAGTAAATCCGGTACTACCACTTGCAATATAAATGTAATTTCCATTGTCCCAACTTGCACTAACATTTAAAATACTTGTAGACAATGATTCTTGGAATATAGTTCTTTCCTTTTCGGTCTGTCTTATATTTAGCTGAAAACTGGATGATACACTTCCACTACTCCTACTAACTTCGATTCCAAAGAAACCATCATTGAATATTGGTAATAAAGAAGATGTGATTACATTTGAACCGGAATAATTAAATACAACTTTACCATATTTAGAATCCGTTGAACCAATAAGATTTACTCCCCACCCACTACCAGATATGATATTAAAATTACCACCATATGCAGGTTTTATAAAGAATTCTATTGTATCTGGTTTTCTATTTCTTTCGGTATTTTTCCATTCCAATTTAATACTTCCAGAATTTTGTCCGTAAAACTTAAGTGCAGTAGTTATATTATCAAATTCAAATTTACTTTTACTTGTAGTTGTCACTTCGGGCCCACCAAATTCTAAAATTGAAAGATTTGATGATGGAATACCATAACATGACATTATTGCATAAACACCTCGTCTTGTTCCTTTGTGTTTTAAAAGATATGGTAAGTTATTTACAATTCTTCTCCAAACTTCGTATGTTCTTTGTCTTCCAGGATTTGTTTCTTTTATATTTCCATTGGAATCCATACCAAATACATAGTTCCAAAGTTGTGAATCAGCAGCTAAGTTTTTGGCATCCCAATTAAATGATTTTAATACATCAAACAATAACTTATCTGATATTCCGTTTGTTGATTTATAACCAAATTCTCTACTTTTTTCAATTGATTTTGTGTAATAATAAATGTTGTCAAAGTGTTGACCTATCATTGTAAAAAATAATAATAAACTTTGATTTTCTGTATTATTTACAATATATT